GCGTACTGGCTCCGTAGCGCTTGGAGCAGCGCTTCGGCCTCTTCGCGTGGCAGTTTTGCGGTGATGGCGACGTCGATTTGCATGGTCCACCTCGGATTTCGGGCAAAGCTCACCCAAACCCACGGGAAGCGGGGCAGGGCGGGTTGTTTAAACGGGGATTACTGAGGTTGTTGCTTCAGCGCATCATCGCGCTGGGCGAGCAGGGTTTGCGGCAGCAGCCTTGCCGGAACCGGGTACCGAAGGTCGGCCCTAGTATCGATCAGGTGGACGACAGTGCTGCCTGGGCTGTTTCCCCAGTCCACGCCGATCCACTTGCGCTGGTTGATGACCTGCAATTCAGTCCAGGCGTTGTGCACCAGCTTTTGCGCCATGAACACCGGCACTTCCAGCGCGGTGGTCATGTGCCGAACGCAATTTTCGTACAACAGATCGGAGTCCACCAAGTGCTGCGCTTCGTGCCGTTGCAGGTAGGCGAACGCCACCCGTTGCATGCTGCTGCGGTAATCGTGGTCAAGCTCTTCATGGTTCATTGCGCACACTCCATTTCCATTTGGTCGAGCAGGTCGGGTTGATCGTTGGCGGATTTCATCGCGGCACGGCGCAGGGCAATGTCGGCGATGGGGAGCTTGACGGTGGGGTTAGCCATGCCGCTGGGGCTCATTTCATGAGTCATTTCGAACTCAGCCCGCACCGACCAGCCGCAAGCCTCGTTGGTGCATTGCAGGTAGGCCACCCGGAGGAAAATGTGTGTGCCTTCGCTGGTGCGGATACGCATGCGGCCTAGGCAGTGAGGGCAGACCAGCTTGTAAGTGCTCAATGCTTGCGCTCCTTGCTGTGCAGCTGGATGGCGGCCAGCACTTCGGAATGGCGCGCAGCCATGTAGCGATTGTGAGCACCGAGAATTGCCGCAGCCTCGCCTGGTTCAACTACGCCGTCTTCCAGCGCCTTCGCAATGATCTGATCGACATAGCCGCGCTTCGCTGCGGCGTGTACCGACCGGCTGTACAGGTCGATGTTGTCCAGCGTCTCGGGTTTAGCGAGCGGCACGAACATGCCGCCATACATGGCTGCGATGTATTCAGGTAAGTGGGTAGTGCCGGCATCCTGCTCAAGCAAATGGATCTGTTCATCGCTCAGGGGGCGGCTGCCGGCGTTCTCGTAAACATGGTTGTCGAACTTCTTGAGTTCATAACCGAGCCGGGCAGCGGCGCACTCGCGCCCGCCGGGGTAAGCGCAAATGACTGCGCTCATGACTTGGCGCTTGGTCGCTAGTATTGGGCGTTTCATCTTCTGGTTTTCTCCCAGGAGCCCAAGGCTCTAATTTGTAGTCTCGGAAGCTTTGATGCCCAGCAAGACCGCTGCCCGATGAGCTGCTCCGCGCAGGCATTTCTTCTGCCCATTCAGCACCGCGTAAACGGTAGAAGGGTGAAGGTCGTTCTCAAGGGCAAAGTCCTTTACGGAAATGCCTCGAAGCTCCAGGCGCTTTCTAGCGGCCAGGCAGGCTTGCTCGGGTGCGTAGGTGGCGTGCATAGTTCAGATTCGTGTGATTTCGCGTGATAGTGCGAAGATATTGGTTCAGATATTTGGACCTGTCAATGTTTGAGGTTCAAAAAATATGACCATTGGCGAGCGGCTGAAGGAAGAAAGGTCGCGCTTGGGGCTTAGTCAGACTGATTTAGGCGCTGCTGGCGGCGTCGGTAAAACCACTCAAATCAATTACGAAAAGGGCACCGGAACACCGGATGCCAAGTACTTGGCTGCTGTCGAGGTGTTGGGGGTGGATGTTCTCTATGTGGTAACTGGCCAACGCTCGTCCTTGGGCGAACAACAGCTGTCGAACGATGACTTCGAAATCGTGATGCACATACGTAACTTGAACGATGAAGACAAGGGGGCCGTGATGCGCCTTCTTAGGGCTTTTACATCAAAAAAATAAGGAGTTGAGACATGAAAAGGATGACGTTATCGGTCTTGGTTGTGGCGCTGCTCGCTTCATGCGGGGTTGGTGCTGGGGAAACGAGCCTGAAGGTTTCAAGCAAGGACTACGGTGATGCCTGGCCTTTTACAGTCGATAGCGTTGACCTGCTGTGCGACGGTCCGTCGCCCAAGGCATTGGCCAGAGCCTCAGATGGAACCGTCTATGCACTGAGCGGTAGTGCCCGCAGTCTTGCAAAAGATCGTGGCTGGTCGGATGGCCGCGATATCACGAAGCCCAACCCTACGATGCCGTCCATAAAAATGGACTACAGCGAAATCGTCCAACGTGCCCAGGCGCTATGCGGCGGAGCGTAATTTTTGCAATAAAATTTTGTTGAATAGGCTGGTGGCACACCCGAACATGCTGAGAATGACGCACTCCCCGGGCGCTTTGGTTGGTACCGATGTTGGTACCGGGCGCCCGAACGTGTTGAATGGAGTGACACATGTCGGTGAAGATTGAAGTTCATAAACCACAAGCTGAGGCGATCAAGTTGTCTGAACTGGATGAACAGGAACTGATGGTCTTGAAGCTATTTAGAATGCTCAATGACGAGCAAAGAAAAGATATAATAAGATTTATTAATGTTCTCGTCAGCTTAAAATGAAACTGAGCCCGGCTTGATGCCGGGCTTTGTATTTAAGGGGCGAGGGTGTCTACTGCTGTATTTCGATGCCTTGAAAGTGTTTTTTTCCAAAAGATAGTTCCATTAGCAATATTCCTAAGCTGTATATGCTTATCCAAAAGCCAATAAATAAATTGATGCTCCAGTCTGTGAATATGGGCTGAAACGTGAGAGAGGATATGTAGAGAATCACGGATGGGGCAATGAAGACAAGAAGTAAGGAGAGTCTAACTAAGTAATGGAAAGTCGCATTGATAGTGGGAGCATGATAGAGCCAGAAGTTTTTTTTCCTCAGTGCTGGGTAGGTTCCAGTAGGAAATACGTTGATAACATGAGGGTAGACTGAAAGAATGCTGTCGATCTTCTTTAAACTCAACGCCTCCCTTAGTCTGGTATGGTATAAGCTCCCAAGCCATAAAAGTAACACTGGGGCTAACGCGACCTGTAGCGCTTGTATAAATGTACCTATAGCTATTTTAATACTGGTCCCGAGTACGCTAACTGTAGCTGTGTCTGGTATTTCTATACCGTACATCCTAATTGGTTTTTTCTTTAGGGTTTCGCTGTTGTTAGTAAATAGTTCAATCAATTTACTTGGGTTTTGAATGAGTTCGATTTTTTGGTCGTTTATCAGTTGCCAGCATTCGCTATGAATGGCATAAATTAGCATGACTGAGATGTCTCGGTTGTAGTAGGTTGACTCAACTGAGCGATCACCTTCTCTTTTTCTATCTTTCTCAACTTGTCGCCAACGGTTGGAAAAGTCTTGCTCGTGATCTTTGATTGCATTGGCTGCTTTGTCGTAACAAGTTGCATCTAGTCGCTCTTGTTGGGTGTTATACCCTAGATTGGCTATGAATACCGCGCAAGCAGCAAGAGTGATAGGGGCTGCCCAAAATAAAAGTCTTTCATACCTTAGTCCTATGGTGCTCATTCTTGTTCTCATTACAGGAGTGATAGTTGTGTCTAAATGGTCTGATAATTTTTAATCGGTAGGGCTTGAATTTGTAGTGGGGGCTTCATTCCTTTGATTGCTACTTGGCGTTTTCATTTTTCGAGTATTTTTTTATATTCCCTATTTACTGCTTTCCTAGCTGTTTTCTCTGAAGCATACAGCCAGCGTAGTCGCCTTGGCTTGCTTTGCTCCCCCGCCATCATAGACTTCTCCTTCCCGGTTTTCTTGTCGCGATAATACGCAATGATACCCGTGTAATCCCCTTTGTTTTCCTCTGCCAACCCCTCAACCGTATCCTCGGGCAGCTTGCTCTCCAGTTCTAGGCTCACGGTGTACCCATTGTCCGGGCTGAGGGTGTGCTGCACGTTGCCGCCGTACCAGATGATCTCGTCAATCTCCGGTTTCACGCCCTGGAGCGTGTAGGTCAGTTCGGGAATAAGGTCAGGCCGCCCCCGCGCCAGGGTATAGCTGAGCGTCGCGCTGCCACGTTGCAGGCGGTTGAATTCCGCCCGGGCAGCGCGCAGGGCGGACTGGCGGTCGCTGAAGGTGTGGCGCAAGTCTTTGAGGTTTTCTCCGCCGCCGGCGATGGCCTCCTGTTTCTTCGCACTGTTCACGTCATAGAAATAAGCGCGCACACCGTCGTAGCTGTCGCGGTCAGCTTGCAGGTAGCGGTGTTGGTCGCCATCGGCGCGGGTGAGAGTGATATGCGGCAGCTCGGCGCCGGTGGCCGTCTTGCCGCCGCCCGCCGGCAGGCACAGCAGGCAGCCGGCCTTGACGGTAACCACGGCGTCGAACTCTTCCCCCACGCGGCTGATCAGGTTGGCGTCGGATTCGTTGGCCTGGTCCAGCTGAAGGATGGGCAATCCGTCCAGGGCGCCGGCGATGGTGGCGGTGAGGCCGTTGCCCAGGGCGATGTCGCCCAGGACGTCGCCGAGGGTGGTGTTGCTCCAGCTGCGCTCGCGTTTAGTCTTCAGGCCTTTGCGAAGATCCGCCGAGCGGGCGCGGATACTCAGTACGTCCGGCGCGCCGCTGTGTTCGGTTTCATCGACGATATAGGTGCCTTTGTCCACCAGCCCGGTGTCGCTCCAACCCAGCCACAGCCGGATGGTCGCGCCTTTGGGCGGGATCGCCAGCAGCCCGTCGTGGTCGCTGAGGGTGATGCTGAGCTGGTCGGCCTCGATCCCGCGATTGTCGGTCAGCTCCAGGCTCATCAGCCGTGGGCTGATCAACTGGGCGATGTCATTGCCATCGACGGTGATACGAAACGCTGGCACCGGGTAGGCCGCATCGCGGCGGTAGCGTTCGACCAGGTCTTCGACGTAGCCGGTAACCTTGGACAGGGCAGCATCAATCACAGCAGCGACCTCAAGATGTTGACGCCTGCGCTGGTACCGGCGCCGAGCAGATCGATCCGGTCGTCATCGATGCGCTTGAGGTTGATCGTGAATTCAATACGCCGAGGCGTGCCGTCACGGAAAAACAGCGTCTTGGTTTCGCTCAGGCCTTCGATAATCCACAAGCCGTAGATCCGGCCACTGCCTTCGACCATCGGCCAGGCCTTGCCGGTGTTCGCCATCAGGCGCAGGGCGTCGAGGCTAAGGGCGGTGCCGGCCAGCTCCGGCAGGATGACGCCGGGTAGGGTGATGGTGTCGTCGCCGCGCCCGACAAACTGTCGAGCCGGAGCGGCGCCGACGCGGCTATTGCTCGCGTGGCGCCAATCCGTTTGACGTTGCAGCTCCTGGTAAGCGGCGGTGGACAGGCTGAACACGAACATGCCCAAGGCAAGCATCATGGTGGGTTACTCCAGATCTGAAAGTTTGCTGCGCTGGCGGGCAGCCTTTTCGCTGGCGATGCGCGCCAGCTCGGCCCGCACGGCGCGGCTGATCGCCTGGGCGTCCATGCCTGGCGTGGTTTGGATGTTGATTTCGTAGGTGTCGTGGCTGTCATGGACAGGTGCCGGGGCAGGGCTGATGGGCGCACGATCATCGATCGACAGCGAAGAGGCGGCGGCAGCCCCGGCCGGGAATTGCGGCAACGGCATGGCCGCCAGAGGCATGGCGGTTGCACCGAGGGCCAGTGTGCCGGCTGCCGTGAGTTGTTTGCTCAGGCTTGTCATGGCGCCCAGCGGCCCGTCTTGACTGCCCTCAAGCCCCTGGGCCAGACCGGCCATGGTGAAGCCGCCCAGCTCCGCGAACACACGGGAGGGGCTGTGGATGTCGAGCTTTTCCTTGAACCAACCAATCACCGCATCGCCTGCCCCGGTGATGGCCTCCTTGGCTACGGTCAGGCTGTTGGTGATGCCGTTTGCCAGGCCTTGAATCATCTGCGTACCCAGTTCAGCGAACTGTGCAGGTAGACCCAACAAAAGGGTGAGCATATTGCCGATGACAGCGCCAAAACGTTCGCCCATTGACTGAGCGGCGCCACCGACATCTTCGACGGGCGCAAGTAGCTGGCCGAACCAGGTGATCAAACTGCTGACGCCATCTGATATCAGACTGAACAGCGGGCGTGCGATGTTGCCCAGAAGCTCCATGGCCGCGCCGACACCTGGCAGCGTCATGACGACCTGGCCCAGGTTCAGCAGCGATTGGCCGAGCCCGGCGAAACTATCTAGGACAGGTTGCAAGGCCCCGACCAAGCCTTGCCAGAAACCGAGGAAGAAGCCCTTGATGGGGTTCCAATACTTGTAGACCAGCACACCCGCAGCAACCAGGGCCGCAATGGCCGCCAGCAGCCAGCCGATGGGCGTCGCCATGATGGCGGTACCAACGGCACTGATCGCGCCACCGAGCATCGGCAGCACGCTGGCAGCAGCCAGTCGTGCGCTGCTGACGAATGCGGGTAACGCACTGAGCAAACCGCCCGCCGAGCGCGTCACGACCAAAGACCGCCAGACTTTCCCAAGCCTGCCGATGTTGGCACCGGCGCCTGCTGCTGCGGTGCGCGTGCCGATCAACTGGGCTTTAACAATGCCCAGGCGAATGCCAAACATGCCCATGCCGTATCGCACCATGGCGAAAGGGCCAAGCAGGCTCGCCATCGTCAATGCCAAGCCACCAAACACGAAGGCCAAGCCGGCCACAGCGGCCACCACCTTGACCAGGCCACCCGCCAAACGTGGGTTCTCCCGAGCCCAAGCGCCGATGCTGTTGGCAACCTCCCCAAGGGTGGTGATGATCTGTTTCAGTTCGGGCGCAACAGCGGCGCCAAACTCAGCCAAGGCGTTGGTGAAGCTGCCTTCTGCGGCCTCCATGATGTTGGTGAGAGTGGCGAGTTGTTCGTTGACCCGCTTGCGCAAGTCGGCTTGGTTTTGCAGCTTCTGTTGCACCTCCCGATAGCCCGCGATCCCCTTGTTCATCATGGTGTTCAAGGTGGTCATGGTTTCGGAGTCGTCGCCGAACAACAGCTTGATCGTGTCCGTGCGGTCTTCGTCGTTCAGGGTCTTTAGTTTTTCAACCTGGGCGAACAGGTTTTCCAGGCCGGCGAAGTTGCCTTTGTCGTC